TCCAAGAATTGTAATCCTTGAGCCATTTGGTAGATCGCATCTTAATTCTGACTCATTAAACTTAGTTCCAGGTATCTTACCAGCAAACTGTTTTATGTAATCCCATGCAGTAGATTTACCTTGTTTAAATGTTGGCGATATAAAGGCATATCTGGGGTTTGGCAAAGGACAAGTAAGAGCTGCTTTAATCATGTGGTTCACAAGCATTACTGTCTTACCACTTCGTCTATGTGCAACGATTACATTAAATCGGTGCTTATCAATTTCTTTATGCAAAAAATTTTGCAATTCTCTTGGCTTATATGGAATGACTATTTCTGGCATTTTAAAACAAAACCCCCCTTAGTGAACAGTTACTCCTTGTGGTACGTTTAGTAGTTGTTCAATGCCAAAATCTTCCATGATGTGATGTGAGAAATATCTACATTCTCTAAGATCGTTAAAGCCACCAAAATGAACAACAACAGAATTGCTGCTTTCCATAATGTAAATTACAGCAGAGTAACCTTTTTCGTTGTCGTCAAAATCCATCATTACTTGTTTTTTTTGTTAAGTAATTTTAAAAAAAAATCTAATTCTTTATCACTCATTACACCTTTAGTATTTCCAGGCATAACTGTGTTGTCATTTTGTAGTTTTCTCATTTTTTTTAGAGCTTTTTCATAAGCTGTTTCTTCTTCTTTTTTTTTTATTCCACCTCTTATTCTTGCCATTGTGATTTCCTTGTTTAGTTGTGTGTAGGTCGTATCAAAATATTTCCCAGTAGCTGAATTTTTTTTGGTGGTCGGTCGCTACAAAACCCCCCAAAATCTAAGAAAATAACAAAAACAAAAAACCTATTGTTATTTAATCAATAGGTATTGTTGTTGTTATTAGCTTTTTAAATGTTTTGTATTCTGTTTGTATTCTGTTGCTGTTGTTTTTATTTGTATTCTATTACAAGTTGCAATTACAGAGAGTTATTTGCTATAAATCTACTGTATAAATTTGCGTCTGTTTCATCAATAATATTTAAAATAAACCTTGTATTATTTAGCTTTTATTACTGCTGCCATTTAATTTCTATTGGTTTATCTCCACCATTTAGAGTCAATTTAGTATCTTTTCCGTACCTAACTGGGCTAAGGACGGAGCTTAACCACTTTGCGTTGCTTTGCATTTCTTTTATTAAATGTGCAAATGGTAAAGAATTATCCATTTTACCAGAATTTTCTAAGGTATTAATAGACTCCATTAATTTATCTTGAGCCTCTGCTATAACCATTTCAATTCCAATCTTTTTACAAGTATAATATTGATCTTGTAATTTTTCAGAATCTTTCAATTTTTGGCTAAATGTAGCCCATGAAACCATTTCAGGATCTTTGCAAATCTTCCTGATTGATTCACCATTACAAAGTCTATTTAAAATAGTCTTTTCTATTGTCTTATTGTATTTAATATTTGCCATAGTTTATAATCGTTCTAATGTAGTTAAGTGTTGCATAATTGCAACAGTATTTAAATTCTATTTATAGTTGTTTCTTTGATATTAATTAATTTAATATGAAGTTATCATTTTGTTTGCATTTATTATTTGCTCTGGTATTAATTAAGTATGATTCAAATTAACCAAAAAAACAAAGGAGCAAATATGAATCAAGTTGAACAAGTAAATACAAAAAAAGTACCAGAAGAAAATACAATTAATAATTTTATTAAAAACGAATATGTAAAGAACAATAATAAAATTACTATTGTAAATGAATATAGTGATTCTAATCCAACCATGAACAGTCTTGAGAGTTCAAGAATGAATCACTACAAAGTTACTTTAAAAAGAAAGTTCCAAATAGAAAAAAATTATTTAGGCACAAAATATTCTTATAAAAGAATGACCTTATTTTTAGTCAAGGTTATGGAATTAATGGAGAGCCTACTTTAGAGAGTGTTCTTGAATGTTTAAAAAGTGATTATCTTTGTGCAACAGATGGATTTGAAGAATTTTGTTGTAATTGTGGTTATAGTGAAGATTCTATTAGATCACTTAAAACATTTAAGAATATACAAAAACAATCTAAAAAATTAAAAACTTTTTTAGGTGAAAGTTTTAATCAATTATTAAATTGCGATTCATAATTAATTTAACAAGGAGGTTAAATGAAAATATTAGCAAACTATGAATTAAAAGACATGGGACAACCAATAAAAGAAACTGATTGTTGGTTATTCTTTGAAAAAGGAAAGATTGCAAAGCATACAATACATAGTTTTCATTATAAATCTGAAATTGAAAAATTCAGAAAAGAATTAAACTTTGTAAAATATCAACCAATCAGCAATTTAATTAATTAAAGGAGGTAAAATGAAAAAAAAACTAATAGCAAAATATGATTTAATAGATTGTAAAGATGATTTTGATTGTGACATTGAATGGGAAAATTTTAAAGGTAATCTTGAATATTATTTCAATAAATATCTTGGTTATAAAGTAATTGTAAAAGCTAAAAATGTGACTTGGAAAAATTTATCAGGTTATAAAAGTTTTGATCTTGATAATGTTATAAACATATTTGAAAAAGTTAAACCTGATGCAAGTCAATTAAATTTTTATTTATGGCAGACAGGAATAAATAGTTTTCAGGCTAAGTGTGGACACCATGACGGATTAGAAAAATATTATTATAAAATTAAACAAAAAGGAATAAAGGAGGTTGAATGATTAAATCAATTTATTTTGCTCTATGCTTTGGACTAGCTTTGCTTGGTCTATTAGTCGTAACACATATAAGCATACCAATAGGTTTATGTATGTTTTTTCTGTTTATAATTAAATTTTTATTAATGCTGCCAAAATATGAGGAGGAATAATGAATAAAAAAGATTATATTAAATTTCAAATGGAAAGTGCAGATAATGATTTTGTAAATGAATTGTTATATGAGCACTATAATAATGAAGTTAAAAATATGAGTGATGAAGAATTTAAAGATCATTTAAAAAATATTGGAATTGATAATGAAAGCTAAATATATAAATATTTATAAATTATTCTCTGCAACCTATAAAAAAAGGAAAATGTTTTCTTTTATGGGTTTCGGTGAATTATTATTAATACCAAAGGTTGATAAACCAATAAGACAAGTTTCAAATGTTTATCAATTTCCAATCCAGGAATACTATAACCAAAAAAGGAGGGTTAAATAATGAGTGAATATCTTTGTAATACTTGCTTATCATCAAATATAAAAATTCTTAAAGGTGATGAAGCAATAGATAAAAATGGAGATTATAAAGAAATGGATTTATATTGTTATAGCTGCAAATCAGAAGATTATAAAATTTCTGATTGGTATATAAAACAAAATAAATCTTTCTTTAAAGGTATTGAATATCTTTTTTATAACAATCAAAGGAGGGTTAAATAATGAAAAAATATGAATATCCAAATGATCTTTGGACTACCATTAAAGATGAAAATAATAAAACTATTGATGTTAATTTATTTAGTGATGGTCATGATAAATATTTTGCTATCTATGAAAGAGAAAATCCTAAAAAAATGGAATTTAATAATTGTATTGCTCATTATAAATTAAAATCAAATGATTGAAATAATAATAATTGCAGAGATTATAATGATCTCTTTGTATTTAATTAATCAATAGGAGGAAACATGAAACAATTACTAAATTATAAAGATTGCGAAGATTTATCTAATACAATTTGTAAGTCTTTTTATTATGAAAGATCAAATGAATTTGAAGTTTGGAGAAATAAAAAAGTACCTAATGATTTAAATTCTGTAATGTATTTTTATGATAATCTTCAATCTGCTTTAATATCTTATAATGTTTTTAAAAATAAATATAAATGCAGCTTAGTTTGGAGAGAATACAATTATACAATAGGAAAATCTAAAAAATTAAATTGGTCAGAAGATTGGATTGTTATTGTAAATAACAAAAAAAAATCTAAGGAATTTAATTAATAAGACCTAAACCTTAGTAGAAAGAAAGAGAGAGAGTAAAGAATATGAGGATTAGGTCTTATATGATTCAAATAAAACTTAAAAAGCTA